TTTTTTTTTTTTGGTTTCTCAAGTCCTTGAGCAATACCAACTCGCCATCTCTACTTCCACTTACTAACAATCTGGCAACACTTTCGCTTTCGCTACTAATAAGCTCTTGTTTTCAGTTCGTTCGATAGGCTACTTTTTATTTCATATACGCCCCTGTGATTTAACACATCGTAACGGAAATAAAAAACTGTACAAAAACCGTCACTAGGGCGGTACAGTTAACGTCAGGTTGACGGTCGTCTAGGTTTTGCCCTCTTTTCGTTCAGAAGACTTTGAACGCTTATCAACGGACCTCAAACGAGATAATGGTACTTCAACCATATCACCGTCCGAGTTTTCGGCCTCTTCAGGCTGTACTTCCGGTTGACGGGACAGAATGATTGCTGGCAATCTACGTTTAACATCAGACTTAACATCACGTAAGATTTGTAATAAACGTTCCTCATTCTTCAGTTCAGCCACTCGACGCTCCCACGTTGATAAATCATGTTTAGGAAAGGCTGCCTTCAGACCAGAAAGAAATTCTGGATCCATAGGTGGATTTGGTGAATTTCCAAACCTTTCCAACATATAATTCAAACTCTCACAAGTTACCAACAAGGTAGTAGCAAAAGAACTAGCTGAAGAACCAGTAGCTGTAAGAGATCCCATAGTTAACCTGGCAAAAGGTGTAGTGGTAATAACGTCACAAAACTGGCGTAACCCTTTCCCGGCTATACCTGCATAGTTCTGAAAACTAGAAAGTACTGATCCACTACCCACAGGTGTGGTAAAATTACTACCAGTAAGAACTGCAGTCCCGCCAGGATCATCAACAGTATATTCCACTTTGTAAGCACCAGGTACAGGGAAATCAATTGCAGGTGTTGCAGTTGCACTATTAACAACTCTAGGTACGTTATCAGGACTAAAACCCTTTGAATCTCCTAAGCTAGCCGTGGGGTTACTAAATGTGATACCACCCCATGGTGCGGCTGCCAACGAAGATTCATTAGGTCTAGAAGAAAATGAATAACAACCAGCAGCGGCAACCAAATTTGGATTCATTTTAGGATTAGTAAATTCAATGTCATACTCAACCAATAAATCACCCAAATAGGTGCCCAAGGCAGCTCCAACACCACATATAGTGAATAATGCTGTATCATACGCAGTTGGATCCAAACCAGATGGTAATGTGTCAGTACGTACCATATACTTCTTGGTTAACTGCCCCTTTGACGGTTTAACATCGAAGGAAAAATCCTTCCACGCAACTTCTTCCCTTGAATTGGTATAGGTCATCAATTCTTCAATTGACTTGAATTCCGGATCACTAACATCATATTGCACACCACAATAAATGGTGTAAGATGTAGATGACGCCGTGCGATTACGATAAATATACCGCACATTGCGAAATTTATAATTTTCAAAATTAGCAGCAATTTGACCCAACCAGGGGAAATTATCCGTCAATCCAGGCTGAATAATATACCTACCAGCACCTGTAAAAGTAGTATTCGATGAGATTTGTTGCAACCATTCTCGATGTCTAACCACAAAACCCCTTCCAGAGTTAAATTGTGGAGAACCAGTGACTATACTCCTCTGTCTAGCCACAGGTAAAGACATCTGACGGTCTCTAACTCTCGGACGTGGTCCGGCCAAAGACCGGGATCGTTTCATTATAGGCCCTAAAGATTTTCCAGGTAAGATGCCACGACCAATAGCTGCTCTTACCGAGGCACTCTTTGCCTTTCTACGTGCCTTCTTCTTCGCTTTCTTGACTACCAGCTTCAACATCTGGGCAGCCTTGCTCTCGCGCTTCTTGCTTGACATAATTGATTAATAACCTTTCGGTTTCGTTTTTCAAACCAGGCTTAGTATTTATGGCCGACTGGCTTTCTAAAGTCAAGTACAAGAAATGTAATTGCTCATCTGTCTTATACACAGAATCCACTTCCTCAAAAGTAAATGGATCATCCTTATTCCGGGAACAGTTAGACTGTAGCAATTGCATATAATGGCGATTATTCTTTAACCAAGCTAAGTAATCTTCAAAAAGCATTCTCAGCTCATTGTTGAAGAAAGAAGACATTCGTAAGGCACAAGCTTTAAGATAACTCCAACGAATATGTAAATGTGCCCGCGTGTGCCAAAGCATCGATGAAACGACCTTATCATATTCAGGGTATGGTACATATGCACCACCACATTGTGTGGTGCATTGCGAAAGGAATTGGCGCTCTATCAAAGGACCTTCGCCAGTTGCTTCATACTTGGCTTGTATACCCAAGGTTAACCAAACCTCTGTTATAGAACTAATGTGAAACCAAGCAGCAGCCCAATCAGAAACTGTAAATAAAGAATCATCCCCACACAAAGCTAAGCACACATTCTCAGAAAATTGCAAATACGTAGCATCATCATTACCTGGTTTAAGCTTAATCCAAGCATAACAAAACAACATATAATGTATGATGGTATTTGTGACTATCGTGAGGAAAGATCCTGATGGATTTCCTTGTGTTTTAAAAAAAACATCCCCATTGGGACATATGACCAAAGATTGATAAATTTCTTTAAACAAATTGTCCCAACGTATCTTATTCTTTTCAGTACGGTCTGATGCTCTCACAAAAGACCACATGACACGACTTAATGATTTTATTAATTGTTCTCCTAAAGTCGCATCCCATGCTGAAACATCCATCTCAAAAGCATTCTTATGCTTACTAAGCCGCTTGAATAACACATTCCAAGCACCATTAAAGGTGCTACCTCCAACAAAGGAGGAAGAGGTTGCCCACGAAGCATAAAATTTACGATTCATATCCAAAGTAATGGCATTACCTGCAGCACTATTATCCACATTCGCTGCCAGGTATGCACGATAATCATCAACTAACTTCTTTTTCACCTTTCGCATCTCTTTCTTAACGGTACATGTGTACCAACTCAACGGTACATAATTTTTATCAGAAATAGCCTCCAAATAACGATGATAATTTTCCAATGCATATTTCCCTTCCTGATATTGAAAATATTCAGATTTCTTCTGAAATGGTGGTACACCATTACCACCCCTAGAATAAGGAAAACCAGGGGAGGACTGTTGATTTAGGGATTGAGTGCAATACTCAAAATCCCAATCAATTTTCGAACCACACATAAAGGAAAAATGTTTCTTAGCCCATTCTTCACAACGAACCCATACATCCATATCAGGATCGTTAACAGGAGACAAGTACCGTAATAAATTTCGGTGTGCACTAGTTTGCTTTGGTTCACCCCAAGAATATTTTTTATGAACCTTAAATACATCACGTGTTTCCTTAAGTTCAGGCATTGTCTTAATCATACGTTTTAACACACTTTCAGACATACCATCATATCGTTCCTTCAGAAATTGAAAAAAAAAAAGGATCAGTTCGCACTACTGTGCTACTATTGTTACAATATTTAACCACGTGATATTTGGGTTGAAAACTAGATCCGACTGCACGCCAAATATCAGCTTTTCCCTCTGCCCGCAGCTCTAGGTTCCAATAACCTAGATTTATCTGCTGCGAGTAGAGGGCTACTGAAAATTTACAGCTGCCACACCCTGATTGGACAACTGTCCCATCAGTTTGCACCCAGCTGTATGAATAGCCACAACGGTGGCCTTGGAACCCCGCGCTATTATGGGAGAAAAACAACTGCCAACATCAGTAGCAGCATTATACAATATTGATTCGGGATATCCCTTATCAGTTGTGGTGGTCGATACTCCAACAACTCGACCAGGGGAAATATGGTTAGCTATGCCATTTACCAATTTAGAAAAGCGGGACACCACAACAATTGGTGCCCTCTGAGTGGGCAAAGATTTAGAAATGTGGAGATTGGGTATCTTGTGGTCGCTAATATAGCGACACTCCCAAGCATAAATTTCAGCTTTATCATCTCCACCAACCCTTTTGACCTTCAACTTTTCATTCACACCCCCATGAAATGGTGTATCATTGGGTAAATCAAAAATACCTTGGTCAAATTTGAATGAAACTTTCTTACCATTGGTATACCCATCAGCATGCTTACCAAACCATATTGAATTCTTAGCGACAAAACAATTAGCATAGGGTTGGTCGTTAAGCATCATGATTCCCACGGATTGATACCATTCAGCCTGTTGCTTGTCAGTAATAGCTGTCACATCAATCCAAGCCTCATTTTTCTTCTCAATAGGAACCCATCTAGCTTTACCCTCTGCCTCTTGTTTCACCGTAACCTTGGGATGTTTAAATGGACAATCAGTCAAATGACCTTGAGGTCTTTTACAAACACCACGGTTACACATGGTTACAGCTGCCATTCCCTTCTGGTATTCTAAAGTATGTTTATCCTTATCGACACAATTACAATCTTTGCCAGTCGGGAATAAAAGCCGAAAACATTTTCGGTTAGCTGCTTCCATAACAGCAATTTCTTTCTTTTCCTTCTTCCGCATCTTCTTATTTTTCTTCTCGGCTTGCTTGCTCTTCTCATCAATCAAATCACTAATATTAGTTGTAGCAGCCTTTAAGTCACGAGCAGCAATTCGTGCAACTTCACCTATAAACGCCGAAGCGAACCAAACAGACAAAGCCGTTGCTGTCACTTCTGCAAATGCCTCTGGTGGATTTTTAAACATAGGATGTTTACTCAGGTGCGGCTCAATCTCAAGAAATCTCTTGATCGGCATACCTGATTCACCATATACACGATTACGCTGCTCCAATATCCTAGTAGATTGTCTAGGAAATGCGGCAGAAACCATATGATTAGACGGCGGGGCACTCAAATCTTCTGTTACCTCATCCCACCATTTAGAAAATTGTTCCTCAATTTCTTTCAATCGCTTTTGTCGCTCCTCTCGTGATTCTTGTTGTTCACGTTCCCGAAATTTCTTCTCCCATTTTTCAATATCATGATCGAAATCTTTAAGATCATCCCCCGAATATAAC